TTATCAGAGTTTAACGGAACTTAACAAAGTTCCTAACAAACTTAACGAAGTTCCTAACAATTTCTTAACAGTAAAGTTTTTGGCAGGCTTTCTTAACAAGTTCTTAAAAAACACAATGGAAGCCGATCACGACATGCTTGAAGTACACACCGATCCTGAGTTGGAACTGACTGCTCTGGACGCCGAACTAGACGCACTAGAAGAAATGGACAACATTGATCAGCTCGCCGTGCTCATCAAAGAAATCAATATCATCATGACGCACTCATTAACGCCGACTGAAGGATGGTATGAAGAACGCGTCAATTACATCCATATTTACAATGACTTGAACTGGGACTATCTCATTCGTGAATTTCGTGACCATGATCGCTTCATGTATGAAACCTCTATGCGATTGAAAGCCACCATGGGAATCATCTTGGATCAATGGCAAAAAGGTCTGTTTTCATTGCAACACTATCAATTTGTCATCTACAATGTTCATAACATTTGGTCGTATTACAAAAGCAACTTTGTGACCTCGGCGAAAATGGATGATTTGAGTGCTGCGATGAGTCAGTTATAGAGCACTTTTTGGCAGGCTTTTTGTGAAAAAGCCTTGTAAGGGCTTAAACTTGTCTGTACATATTTACATATAAAAAATTGAAATATTAAAATGACAGAATATATCATCAGAGTTCCACCAGGAAATTTAATACCTAATCAAGAAATGCCCATGAAATACACGAAGAATGAGGACGGCGAGTTCGTCTGCCCCCATTGCCAAATCACTACCAAGAATCAGAATACCATGCACTACCACATGAAAAAACACTTGAATGATATGAAACATGAATGCAAACATTGTGATAAAACTTTTCTCCAGAAACAATCTTTAATTGTTCATATGCGCTTCAAACATTCTGAATCCGAAGATGCATTTGAATGCCCATTTGAATGTGACTTCAAATCGCCTGTGAAAGGCAATTGTGTTATTCATATTATTCGTGTTCATTTTCAAGAAGAACTCAGAGCCATTACTGAAGTACATCCTGATACTAAAACCATTCTGTGCACGGCTTGCAATAAAGAATTTAAATCCAATTCAGCGTTTATTTATCACTGCAAACATTGTCTGGATTTATCGGAAGACACGGAGAAGAATGAGGCGCTTAGAGGCTTCCTCTAAAGGCTTTTTCAAAAAAAGCCTACCAAAAACGCGGCTATTCGGGCCTTCGGCCCTTAGCCACCAAGTTTATAAGAACTTCCTAAATATAAAAATTATAAAAATAGAAACAGGACAAACTGTTTTTATTTTTATTTAAGAACTTCTTAAAAAAGCCCACATAACAATGGATGTCTCTGCGTAAATGCAACAATCGGACACCGATTCGTACTATGTCCCCACGCCTTGCATCTCCAACAGTTCATATTTTCTTCTGTTTTTGCCAATGGTTTACAACTACAACCTACAGTATATTTTGCCCATTCACGATAACAGCTCGGATGCACAATATGACCACATGGAAGATGGTATTGTTCCATTTGAATCTTTGATTGTTTTTCATGGATCCCACAGAAATGGCATGTCCATGGGTTTATTGTGAATTTATCACGGACGTAATAGATGCAATCCATAGTATATCTGTATGTTTTTAAGATATGATAGAAACACACTTTATAATTCACTCAATTTCATCGCCGTTTCTGAATGAAGATCCAGTAACCGTACCAGATTCAATGTATGCCATCCAATCATCGCAAATGTAACCATCAATAACATTTCATAAGCAGATCGTGGCGTATTCTTCGCATACCATCCAATGTAGAGTAAGAGCGGGGCAATCAAACAGACATGGATGATATTAATGTAGGAACCCGTATAGAGTCTGGATGCATGATACAAAAAAACAATTGCTCCTGCTACAAGTAATGCTTGAAAGGCCCAGTGAGGGGTGGCTGAACGATTTAGACCGATGTAGAGGAGCGGGGGAGCAAAGAGGAGGTGAGTGAGGGAAAGGATAAACATCTATAGGTTTTTAAGAAGTTTCTTTGAAGTTTCTTTTCGGATTCTAATACCTTAACAAGTTCTAACAAGTTCTAACAAGTTCTAACAAGTTCTAACAAGTTCTAACAAGTTCTTAAATCCCCTCTACCAACCCATCATACCCCACCATAAACAGCCATAATCCAGATCGTCCACATTTTTCAATGGCTGTTTTCGGTGTTGTCTCTCCTTCAAAATGTTGTCTCACCACTTCATTGTATCGCATTAGTTTTTCTTCCAGTTCTACTGCATCTAGATCATCGTACTTCTCATAAATATCATCTAACAGATTAACAAATACTGTGCGATTCATATTTGGTCGCTGGAACTTGAATGACGTTGAAAAGTGTTGAGCGTAGCGAAACTCCCATCTGTCCACGATTATCTGAATGACATCTCTCTTGACTTGATCTGGATTCTGTAAATACAGATCAGGTACAGGAATGGATTTATTGAGCGATTTGAAGAAATCCACCAGTTCACCTTCCGTAGCATCATACCGAATATTGAGTAATACGTAGGTAATTTCACCAGTAATATAATCTATAGGTACCATCTTTAGCGCAGTGTAGCGATGGATTCCATCCAGGATTTCATAGGTTTCTTTGTCTTTTTGTGACGCCAGATAGAATACAGTTTCAATCGGTTTTGACTGAAGATGCACAGCGATCTCTCTGCATCGTGCCTTGTCTGGCGTACGATTGTAGCGCCAATTCTTGACAGGCATTGCGAGGAAATCGGCAACGGTTGTTTTGAAGAGTTTATGGGTGGGGGAGTATTCGTGTAAGAGTTGCATTGCGTGCATTGCTGGTTATCTGATTGGATGCTTTATATGAAGTATTATGGATCAATTTTATTCTATAAAAAATTGATATGGTTATTTTAAATAAGCTATATCAACAAGCAAAGCAAATGCCAACCATCTCTGAACTAAAAGCACTCTGCAAAGAACGAGGTATTAAAAGCTCTGGGAAATCCAAAGGAGAATTGATGGCTCTCTTAGAGGCGCCCAGAGAAGAAAAGGAAGAAGAAGCAAAGGAAAAACCCGCAAAAGAATCCGCCGCGCAGCGGCTTATCCACGACCAAATCCACACCGCTGACACCCTTGAAGTACTACCTTTTCTGCCCCCAGACTCCGCCCAAATCATCCTCGTAGATCCCCCATACAATATCGGTAAAGACTTCGGCAACAACAGTGACAAACAGACACTCCCTGATTATCTCTCATGGTGTGACAAATGGATTGCCGAATGTTTGCGGATTCTGAAACCTAACGGAACCATATTTATTTACGGATTCAGTGAAGTTCTGGCGTTGATTCTGGCGAGAATCCCCATGGAGGTTCATCGCCGTTGGATTATCTGGCATTATACCAATAAAGCGGTTCCATCGCTGAATTTCTGGCAGCGGTCCCATGAAAGTATCTTAGTTCTGTGGAAAAGTGATAAAGTATTCCATCGTGACGATGTAAGAGAACCCTATACAGATGGATTCTTAAATGGCGCTGCGGGGAAGAAACGGAAAGCTACGAAAGGCCGCTTCTCCAAAGGCGATGTGGTCACAGAATACAAGGCGCATGAAGGTGGAGCATTGCCACGAGATGTCATAAAAATTCCTGCATTAGCGGGTGGAGCGGGGATGAAAGAGAGGGTGGATCACCCCACTCAGAAACCTTTAGCATTATGTGAAAAATTGTTGCGGTCTTGTATGCAACAAGAAGGATACGTCCTGATCCCCTTCGCTGGATCTGGAAGTGAATGTGTGGCAGCAAAAAAGCTGGGGTTGCCTTTTGTAGCCATTGAGATCAATCCTGATTATGTGGAGTTGATTATGAAACGGTTAAGCGAAGCGGTAAGTGAAACGGTAAGCGCAGTAGATAAAGAAGAGAACGAAGTTTAGAGATCCCGTTCAAACAACTGGATATAATTATATTTGCGCGGCACAGACGAGGCCGAACCCATTTTGTATTCTTCCAAATCCACCATACTATCTACATGAACCCAGAGTTGCGATGACATACTGAACGTGATCGTCATATATGAACCCTGTAGAGAATTTGTTTCCCATCCAATCACTTTATCTTTATTTTTTCCTGCTTTTCCCATCATTGGTAGCCACTGGTACGAGGCAGGATCCAGGGACGGATGATCCGCTGGGATTAAGTACCAGTCGTAGTTGATTTCTTTTTCTTCTTTGCGAATAATCATGGAATAGTAGTGGAAATTCTTCCGTTTCTGGATTTCTGCAATAATCTCTTCAGCTGTGCCATGAGATCCTGCTGAAGTAACCGATGTCAGGCGATACGAACTCATATCAAACCCGTTATTATATTTCATGGATTTGTTAGACAGAGATCCGAAGGAACACGTCAGATCTGCTCCTGATACGTGGGAGCCGTTTTGAGATACGACGGGGAAGCCAGATGCTTCTAAGATTGTGGCATTGACGTCTTCCCATCGCGCTTCTTTGATAGGTGTATCGTTGAGCAGATGGTATCCTTTGACGGCTTTGGTGAAGTTTTCACGGAATTTCTTTTTGATGTCTGGAGCGAACATCTGCTGAAGGTGGAGATTGGACATGGCGGTTACAAGTTCTTCTTCAGAGAGTTGAGTTAGGGTATCAACCGATGTCTGGAGAGATGGGATGTAAGGCAACATCTCTTGAAGAGTTTGGATGGATCGGCGGAGCATTTTGGATTTATTCAGAAGTGGTTTGGGATTTCAATTTTTTATCTAATCTTCTTCATCTTCATCTTCATCTTCTTCATCAGACTTAATTCCAAAATAAGTCAATAATGTATAATCTAATTTATTATCCATTATCATTTTTACATCCCCTTTCTCAATCATATCACATAGCATGCTTCGTTTTTTCTTACCAGCATCTGCTATCTTATCAAAGATACTTCTCCAAACTCGTTCCATATATGGAGATATAATATTTGTTTCAGAACATTTACATAATGCAATACAATTTTCAATAATCTGTATTGCTGTTTTATCTTTTTCTGTATCTAGTTTATTTTTTAATGCCTGTGCATAACCATCATGGTATTTACTATAATGCATTTTCATAATCCTATACACCATATCAATAAAAAATGAGCTCTGTGATTTAATAATCTCTGTAATGTTAATTTCATAAATCTCGTCATTTTCTAATGTAATAACACAGCATACAATCTGTTTATTATTAGATATAACTTTTTCTGTTAGACTTGAATTCATAATAAGAAGAGTATCAATAATGGAACGGATAATAAATGTTCCATAATTAATTGTACTAAGAGATGGTTGAAGGGTCATATTATATACATGTGTATCATTGTAACCAATCATCTGTTTGCGACGCTCCAATAATTGAAAATCTGTATTTTTACCATCGTATTTAATGCATTTATTATATAACCAGTTTACATTAGGATGTAATTCATTGAATACATTAAGTTTTTGAGTCATATACTGTAATCTTTCATAATGATCATATTTATTGATATTTTCACTCATTGGTATAGGTGAAACTGAAAAGAGTTGATTACATGCACATTTAGTATGGCACTCTGTAGTTACTACAAATACAGCAGAATATACATGTACAATGTTATATAATTCTCTAATAGTAATCATATGATATTTGCCATTTTCAATACAATCAATCATATAGAATGCAATTACAGATTCAAATGGACATAAATAGTCTATATACTCTTTGTATACTTTAGTAAATTTTGCAAGTACATTTATCATAGTTGTATAAATAATAGTATAATATCGTTCATAATCTCTATCAGATTTATTATGAGTATATTCTAAAATAGGGATAAAAAATACAAGTGATTTTTTATTAAGTTTATCTTTATTTTTCTTCGTATTATTTTCTAAATAGTGATAATACTCCTTTACAGAACATACAGGTCTAATCATATTTGATTGTGGTTTACGTAATATTTGACTTCCTTGTTTTTTTACAGTAGAATCTGTTCTACATTCAAAATTATGTTGATGAATCATAATATTAATAGCCATTGCTGCATATCGAATATGATGATCTGCAGTATCTGTTATTAATTTTTTATTATCTAATGTTGAGAGTACTAATGGAGGCAGTGAAGATTCTTCACATATTTTTTGATATAACTCTTCATATAGAGTAGGGTTAGAATCAATTGCTTGAAATAAGTTATCCATGCTAAAATGCGATGAATGAAATTTTAGAGTAGTACCTCTGTGTTTCTCCGAAACATGCGATTGCATTTTGCAATAGATATCATCATAATTTTCTTCTAGACGGATGTATAATTTCTGTTTCTGACGTGTAAGTGCTACATGTGTTAATGAATCATAAATAAGATTACCCTGTTCGCGACTAAATGTCTGAAGAGCAGATTGATTTAATCCAACTACAAATACCACATTTCGTCCATCACCTTTTGAAGAATGAATAGATACAATACGCGTAGCATAAGTAGATTCATTCAAATTAATACTCGTTCCATCTTGTGAACGATGGAATACTGCATATATATTAAAGGCATTTGTATTGATGTCTTTCCAATATGGATGGCAATTTTTAACATTTTCAATATACTCTTGATTATTTTCCATAATATCTTTCCAAAAAAGATTCAATTGAATACAAATGGCATCTACAAGTGGATTTTTAGCAGTAAATGGAGTAATAATCATGAACTCTTCAGGTGTACGATTATATTGTAGCACTTCTTTTGAATAAAAAGACATAAAATGAACTACTTCTTCTATTAAAGCATTATCATCCATTTGAGAGGTTGCATAAATAATATGCTTTGCAGGATATACTACTAGTGCATCTGATTCATCTTTGCACTCCTCGTGTGCAGTCATACTAGGCAATCCATATTTTTCAAAAGGAATAATTTCATTTACAAATGAAATTAGTCGCGGATGAGAGAAACGGCGAACTGTGTTATTAAATGTAGTTTTAATTAGATGCACATGTGCCCTGCTAATTGTACTTAAATAGACTAGAGCATTTTTTTCATATGATAAACTTTGAAGCAGATCGCCAACCACACAGAGATTTGGAAAATTAGATGTTACTAATTTAAGAAATGCTTCACCATATGTTTCAAATAAATCCTGTGTTTCATCAATTGCTACAAGTGTTTCTTTGTTTAGAAGTGGTTGCCGTCCAGCAAACTTAATAGACCCATTGCGTCCCAATTTTAGAGTACCTTCTTTAATTGAATCTACAATCCCACGAAATTTATCATATGCATTTTGAGGCGCTTCACCTAGAGCATATGTAAAACTATCAACTGTAGCAAATATAGCAGTACATGTAATATTTGTTACTTTATTTTTGAATATTACAATATACTTCTTTGCATTATCAGGTTCTTCTATAATTTCAAGATTATTTAAATCACCATTTTTATATTGATTCATAAATTCAGTATACATCACGTTAACTGCTGCATGTTGTTTTGTAATAAAAATAATATTTTTAAAACAAGTAATTTCAGAATCACTATTAAGTGATTGCATTAATCCATATGTTTTACCACTTCCTGCGCCTTGTTGATGAATAATAATTTTACTTTGTGGCGGTTCAGGAATAATCTCCCATAGATCTGTATTCGTTTTTAATGCATTAATATATGCGTATTTAAATTGTGGTTCTGCAACATCCACTTGATAGGAACGAATAAGAGATGGTTGTACTTTATAAATAAGTCCATTAATATCATAATATACATATTCGCATCCTAAAAATGATTCAAATAACCACATATTTGCCTTAAATTCTAAGATACGGCGATTACCAATGCATTTTACTTCAATGCATTGTTGCGCATTGATAATCCAGAGTACATTAAAACCATGTAGCGCATAATCTTGGTTACGTTCTCGTACTTCACCACTTGCAATTTTACTGTGCTGTATTTCAATAATACGACGATATTCTGATAATACAATATCTGCACGACGCTCTTTCATTTGACCTGCTTTATTTTTAAAAGGTTGTTCTGTAATTGGAAAATTAGACTGCCATTCAATATGCCACTCTGTCATTGGAAACCCAGTTGTATCAGATGTATGTTTATGACGAAAATGAGAGCGACGATGAACAGAATGTACTGCGACTAGCTCATGATCATGAGGATAACATCGTGGAGATCCAGATTCTTTTGTATAATTATCTATACAAACTTCTTTTCCATTTACTCGTGCATATTGAGTTTGAAAGCGTATATTGCATTTATTCATGTTAATGAAAGATGAATAGATGCAGTCTATAATAGATAGTTGTTAATTCTTTAGGCTCTTTATAGTTATAATGGTATTTTATTCATTTTTTATTACATATCAGACATTCTTTAGGGCATTCTTTAGGACATTCTTTAGGACATTCTTTAGGACATTCTTCTGTAGCAAACAAACAATCATTACAGATCATGTGCTTGCATTTTAATAGTATCATACTCTTCTCTGAACAGACACAGCATTCGCCGTCTTGATCTGTGTATATATGCTGTCTCATCCTAGCAGAACAATCCACACACATATTATTGTTACGATCAGCTACCCATTTAGGTAAATGTTTTCTACAATGACTAAAATTTCTACATTCAACTGGAGTACAGCACATGGAAGGACAATAACCATTATGCAGTTTGTGACCACATTGAATTAAACATTCTCCGTTTCCACTACATGCCATAGATAGTAGTTAGATTTTTTCCTTAGATGTTTTATTACAGAATGATATTTGGTAATAAAATTCTTATATTGTTAAGAACTTGTAAGAACTTGTTAAGAACTTGTAAGAACTTGTAAGAACTTGTAAGAACTTGTTAAGAACTTATTAACAAGCCTTTCACATTTTGAGATACCCCATCGTCACCCGATCAATCTCAGCCAGCTTCAATTCCAGTTCTGACTGTTTATCCTTATCTTTTTTCTTTGCTACTTTCAATCCTGATACCTTGGATGGAAGTGGCTTCTGCAGTTGAGGAAAGCGAAGAAGCTCCTCAAAGAAATGTCCTGAAGTCTGTAGAACCCGTTGGAGCCCCGCAGAATCTTGAACAAGACTCGGTGCAGCTGGTACTTTCCACTTTGGAACTTCTGTCAATAATTGAATCATAATGGCGATAATATCTCCTTTATGTTTCTGTGATGTATCCTGATCTCTGTATAAATTGAGTAACGCTTGAAATTCTTCATTCATTCTAATCATACCTTTTGCATAGTATTCCTTATAGAGTTCAGCAAGTACTGCGATCAGATAGTATCCTGAATGTGCCCGTTGTTTGGAAGTAACTGGACCTCGGTCTTGAGTAGATAAATGAGAACCGTATTGCTTTTTCATGATTTGATCCTCTTCTTGTGCCCACTTGGCCCAGTACAATGCTCTTTCAGGAGCTCCTTCTGTTATTGCAAAAATCATTTCATTTCCTGCATGCAATAGTTGTTCTTGATCAGTAGCACTGTTCCAGACTTTCCTCACAGAGGCTTTATCTGTTGTCCGTAGAACAGAACGGAGCCAGTTCTCATTGTTATGTGTTTCCACAGGAACAGATGGATATTTTACTTTGCCCTTCTTCGGACACATCTGCAAGATCAATGCACACTCCATGACTTGTTGCTGAACATCAGGATCGCGACAGAACTTATCCAGAGACACTTTGGATGACTTTTGATCCAGTTCCTTGAAATTCTTGTTCAAATAGTAAAAGATTCTGGGAGATGCCACACCGATATGATCGTATGCATAATCCCAACAGAGTTTTTGCCAGAGTTCTAGGCCACCTGATGCTATAAAATCTGAGGAAAAGTGCATAAGTTTTCCTGTTGCAACAGCGCCAGATTCACTTAATGCTTGTAAGAAATTGCGCGACAGATCCTTGAGTAAATATCCTTTGCGTGTGAGGGTATCTGGGTTTTCCTGATAGTCCATTCTGCTTTATTGGTATGGTGGGTTTTATGATAGGTAAAAACCACAATACAAAGAATAATGTAACAGATTATACAGGAACAACAGGCCATATTACTCTGAATGGATTTTCCTGTTTTGTAATATCTCGTAGTGCTTGACGATATGCGACCCATTCATTCTTGTTTGCCATATTGTAATCTGTAATAGAAACAATCCAATCACAGTTACTAAGAAGAGTATTACGATATTCACGAATATTTTTCCATTGCAAATCAATAGAAGATTGATCCACAGTAAATATATATTCATTGTCGGAAGCGACGACACTTATAATAGCTTCACCAATCATATTGGATGGAAGATCAAGAAGGAGTTGACCAGGCCCTGCAACAGGTTCTGTAAAAAGTGGATTTGTTGTATCTGAATACCGTGCAATAATTACACCTGCTTCAAATAAGCCTTTCATTTCTATATTTACATAAAGATTAGAATTTATTAAAATAAGGAGATAAACACATTTCACGTGGTGCTGTCAATCCTGTGCTAACGATGCCAATGGTTGTTGCATTAGTTGGAACAAAAACAACACGACCGTCTGGAAGAAGTACACCGCCTGAATATGCACCGTTACCAGGAGTTGTTCCTGTTGTAGAAAAGGTATTGGTTGTTGGATTATAGATGCCAATAGAGGTTGCATAAGAAGGAATAAATAGAACATTGCCATTCGGTAAAAAAACTCCACCAACATATGCATTGCTGCTAGGAGTTATTCCTGTTGTAGAAAAGGTATTGGTTGTTGGATTATAGATACCAATAGAGGCTGCACTATAAGGAACAAGTAGGACATTACCATTGGACATAAGAACTCCACCAACATATGCAGCGCTACCAGGAGTTGTTCCTGTTGTAGAAAAGGTATTGGTTGTTGGATTATAAATACCAATAGAGGTCGGACTAAGAGGAACAAATAATACATTGCCGTTTGGCATAAGAACTCCACCAATATATGCAGCGCTACCAGGAGTTGTTCCTGTTGTAGAAAAAACATTGGTTGTTGGATTATAGATGCCAATAGATGTTGCACCAAAAGGAACAAATAGCACATTTCCATTGGGTAGAAGAACTCCGCCATAGTATGCACCATTACCAGGAGTTGTTCCTGTTGTAGAAAAGGTATTGGTTGTTGGATTATAGATACCAATAGAGGTTGCGTCAAAAGGGACAAATACAATACGACCATCTGGAAGAAGTACACCGCCCTGATATGCAGCGCTACCAGGAGTTGTTCCTGTTGTAGAAAAGGTATTGGTTGTTGGATTATAGATACCAATAGAGGTTGCATTAAGAGGAACAAGTAGGACATTGCCGTTTGGCATAAGAACTCCACCAACATATGCACCACTACCAGGAGTCGTTCCTGTCGTTCCATATACATAACTATTCATCCAAAACGGTGGTGTACCCGCCGTCGGCGTGATTGTATTCACCACTTTCTGAATATATTGCAAAATAGTTGCTGAATTTGCTGGGCTCGGTGTTAAATAAATTCCTTGTGCGATTAAATCTGTTGCCGCCGCAATAGAAGATGTTGTAATGGTACCTGTTACTTGCATTAGAGTTTGTGTACTTGTTTGAGAACTAATTATGATTCCTGATTGTACAATCTGATTATCTGTTCCATATGCTAACAATCCAAATGTTGCAGAAGGCGATGTAGTATACTGCGCGATCGGTGTTACATAGAAACCTTGTCCACATGAAGTCAGAGCCGATCCAGTTGCGTTCAGAATAATACTATTTGCTGATTGATTGATTTGACCTGCAAAATTACCAATCGCGATCGCATTCTGGCCCTGATTCTGTTGTCCAGCTTTATTTCCCAATGCGAGGGAGAATCCATTTGAATTATTGTTGAGTTGATAGACCGTGGTCCCGTTGGAAACGGTAATATAGGAGCCGTCGGCTGAGATGGCACAGGTGGTCATAGCGGTTGATCCGACGGTGAGACCAGTGAAGTTTGCGCCATAGTTACTAGAATAATATACATTTGGACTAGATGTGTTAGTGGTGACTATAGCCATGTACTGACCTGTTGTGGAGACAGCTGATGCAACGATTGTTCCAGTTACTGTTCCAGTAGTTGCAGTTCCTGTTCCGAATCCTGACAGGTAGTTGTTGACAATTGTGTATTGGGATACAACTGCATTCGCTCCTATCGCATACTGACCCGATCCAGACAACGACAGTGATGGAGTAGCCAGAGCATATCCATTCTGCCAAGTGGATCCGAAGTTGGTGGAGTAGGCTTGACCACCTGCGTTAAAACGGATAAGCCATCCACCAATATTAGTATTACCATTTACATAACCCCAGTTTTGTGTAATAACGATACGAAAATAAGTATATGAATTTAATGAAGTAGCATATCCATATGTTGTAAAAGAACCTGCTGTACCACCATTTACATTCTGTGTTTGTGCGCCTGTAGAAGTGCTTATAACTAAATATGGTGAAAATTCAGTATTATTTGCAGAGTAAGGATTTGTAACACCTTGTACATTTATAATCGGATACCAGTTAATACCATCATTTGATCCTACAATATAATACGTTTTTGGTGTTTGTGGAACACCGCATGATGCAATAATATATGATGACATTTGAATAGGAACAGAAGATTGAATCTGTAACCAGTCACCACCTGTTGCACCTATACCAATAATAGTAGTTGAATATATACCAATATATCCATATGGTGCTGATGAACTATATGTAGATGCTGCACCAGCCCATGCAAGTGCATAATTACCATTAAATGCTATATAAGGCAAAGTAGAACCATTATAAGTAGAACTAGAACTTGTTGTCCATGATACATTATTTACAGTCCATGTATATGATGCTAATCCAGATAAATAGGGAGATACCACTACAGGATCCGAATACGCCAACATATACTGCCCCGTTGCTGAAATCGCCAAGGATAACCAGTTCGCCTGGAGTAATTCGGATGTCACCTGAGACCACGTGGAGCCAGAATTGGACGACATGAAAAGTCCACCATTTGCTACTGTGGCGAGCATGTATTGTCCTGAGTTGGAGAGGGCTACGTTGTTGTAGTTGGCTGGCACCATGGGGGTGAAGGTGATTGCCGAATTGTAGATCTTGAAATCGTCTATGTAGCCGTTAAATGCGTTATTTGGTCCATTATCATATCCACTTATTCCATATACACCTGCTCCTGCTGCATATACACCTGCTCCTGTAGCTGTTCCATACAATACATTATTTAAATACAAATAACATGTTCCAGCTGATTGAAAAATATATGTAACATTATACCATTGATTTAATGCAATTACCTGATAAGCTGGAATTGTAAATGCAGCATAATATGGTGCGGCTGCAGTAGTAAATGAAGCAATTAATATACCTCCAGGAGCTATACTAATAGAAGCAGTTGAAGCATATGAACTAAAAAGATATGAATATCCATTTGTAGTACTCTGTAGATTAAACCAGAAACTAACTGTAAATCCTGTTAGAGCTCCATTATCCCATGACCCACGAATATACTGTGTTGCATTTCCAGCAGGAGTATTTGCAAGATTCACTGCTTTTGATCCAACAATACCCGTCACATATGCAGGAGAACCTGTTACAGTCGGATTACGAGCTGCAATTACATCTACTGCAGAATTCTCAAAAGGTAAATGGATAAAAGGCGTATTTGGGTTTGTATTTGTAAAAGAAGCTCCAGAGTTATTAGACGTATACAAATACCCTCCATTTGCAGCTACAGCAACAACCCGTCCATCCCCAGACACCGCTCCAGCGCTATAATTCGTCTGTGTAGCTGTAGGAAGTCCTGAGGCACCAGATAGAACTGCCCAACTTTGACCTAACGTACTCGTATAGTACAACGACGAAATGGTTGACACCTGGGATACAGCCAGTTGCGTCTGGGCGTTCCCTGACATGCTCACAAACTTGATCGTAGAAGCTGTATTCAATGTGGAAACCCATGAAGAAGCTGTTGAGAAGTTCCCTTGCGCCAAGTTAATGTACGACTGATTCGTAGAAGAACCAAGTGAAATCATAGTAGAATTGATTGCAACAGTACCTCCTGTTACCACATTTGATACGATGGACGACCCCACCAACGTAGAATAATTCACCTGACGCGTCGTGATAGTATTAGAAGCAGTGCCTTGCAATGTACTATAATTAATACTAATGGCACTGAATGTACTCAGATTAGAGTTACGACTCGCCAGCATGGTTGCCATCCTATAGGCTTTTTAGGAAAAAGCCTGGCAAAAATCACACTAGGCTTTTTAGGAAAAAGCCTGCCAAAAATCACACTAGGCTTTTTTAACAAGTTCTAACAAGTTCTAAAAAAGCCTGGCAAAAATCACACTAGGTTTTTTAACAAGTTTTAACAAGTTCTAACAAGTTTTAACAAGTTCTAACAAGTTTTAACAAGTTTTAACAAGTTTTAACAAGTTCTAAAAAAGTCTGCCAAAAATTTGTTTGGAATTTTTAACAAGTTCTAAAAAAGCTTACCAGAAACTTCATTCACTTTGTTGGAAGTTTGTTAGAAGTTTGTTAGAACTTTGTTGGAACTTGTTTAGGACCGGATAAATTAAAAGTGTTGTGAGAATCCTTGGGATTTGGCCCAGGCGAGAAGTTGATTAAGAAATGTACAATGAAATCCATTCATATATGAAGTGGGGGTGAAACAGGATTTATTTCATATATTGTGTATTAAGATATCCATTTGAATCAGTACGATCCCAATTTTTAACAAAAGGATCTTTACGTTCAGCCACAACCATCCAACTAATCATATCAGTTGCTGTATTGTTTTCACAAGTAATAGTCAATATACCTCTATAAATTGAACCAATTACACGGTTAAACCCAGACATATTTTGTAGAAAATATTGTGGATTCGCACATAATGCTTCAAATGTGCCATCATCCATTGCATTTTCTGGAGCATATGTACATTGTTTATCAATATATACTGATGCAGAACCATTTATTAATACAATAATACCACGATAAATTAAATCACATCGTGGTCCTTCAATAAAACTGTGAACAAGACGTCTGTTTGTATTAGGATAAAGAGGATGTGCAATATCAAATGTACCACTACCTTTTGATAAAGCTCCTGCTATATGTAAATTTCCAGAAGTAGGTTGTATAACAAGTGCAAATCCACTATTAACTGTTATACGATTGCCATATATATATAATGCACCTTGTGTTTCAGGTCCATTACTTCCTGCCACAGAAAATTGCCATGTAGTTGCTGTTCCTGTTGAATTAGATAGACCTAACCCAACTGTTTGATAAGTATCTGTACCTGATACGTTCACAGCTGAAGTTGCAGATATACCTCCATTTACAGTTAACTTTGATCCAGGATTATTAGTTCCAATTCCAACATTGCCACTTGTTGGCTGTAAACATAATGGTACTACTGCTGCAACACCAGAAGTATATCCTTGAATTGTTGCATAAGAATACAATCCATTATGTACCATGGAAAGACCAAATCCTTGCATACTTCCATAATTTGTATTACTTATGAATAAGCCATTTGAACTATTACCTAATCCTTGTTCAATTACTAGTTTATAATTTGGACTATCTACATTATAATTAATTCCTACATTTCCACCGATCCCTACATTACCTGTTACTAATGTATCCAAACGCTGAACTGTAATATTATTATATACAATAGTTAATCCATTTCCAGCTGTTATTCCCTGTATCCATAATTCACTATTTGTAATCACCTTAAAAGTGGATGTATATGTATTATATGATCCTGTAAGACTAATTATTACATAGTTTACACTGTTATTATCACTAATTTGAAAGTTGGTTAATGTACCATATGCTCTAATAGATACATTATAACATGCCCCAATTGTTAATCCAGATGCAATCTGAAAACCTCCATTTGAGGCTGAATTTGTTGTAAATGTATATGCGCCTCCACTAGGACCAGATATAGTACCATTATAAGTTACATTTATTGCAGATGGTGTTGCTGCTGTTACAGTAGTAGTATTTATATTTGTTGTAAGAGCATTCCCTAAATTTATAGTGGATGCAGTAGCAAGTTGTAGAGCATAAGTGGGATTTGTTATACCAATTCCTACATTGCCACTAATAATTGCATTTCCACTTGTTGTCAACGTACTAACCGTCATCGCATTCCCACCAATCACACTTCCTGTTACCACATTTGATACGATGGACGACCCTGTTAGCGTTGAATATGACACCGATTCCGTTGTTATTGTTGAATACATGCTATTCTATAAGCGTATGCTAATTTATCTAATTTATCTAAGCATACACTATACTATGGAAGCTTATACTATACTGTGGAAACATATGCTATATCGTAGATGCTTATATAAGATTATATACATTATATAAGCGTCTATATACTATAAACACTTATATAAGCCCATCCGGTTTATATAAGTGTTTATTAATTCTACTTATTAAACACTTATATAAATATTTTCTTAGTTAAGAACTTGTTAGAACTTTGTTAAAAGCCTTGCCGAGCTTTTTCCTTAACAAGTTCCAACAAAGTTCTAAAAAGCCTTGCTGAGCTTTTTCCTTAACAAAGTTCTAAAAAACCTAGTGTGATTTTTGGCAGGCTTTTTCCTAAAAAGCCTATAGATGAGCGCTTGGTTGGCAACTCGCAATTCAGTGCTGAGCACCTTCAATGCAGTCAATATCAACTATTCCACTCTATCAGGATCTACGTTAAATAGTTCTACGATCAATGCCTCCACAATCTTTGACAGTACCATCACAACCCGTCAAATGAATTTCTCAACACTTCAGGGTTCAACAATAACAACGGAATCGGTGTCATATTCAACGCTAACAGGGTCGTCCATCGTATCAAATGTGGTAACAGGAAGTGTGATTGGTGGGAATGCGATGACGGTTAGTACGTTGACTGCTAATATAATGACGACTAGTACGCTAACAACAACGGGAAATGTTGGGATTAATTATAATGTAGATAGTCCAAATTATAAACTAGTAATTGAACAAGGATTAGGTAATAGTTCAAATGGCTTATTCATAAGTAATACAAATTATGGAAGTATGCAAGGATTTGGTCTTTCCATGGTAAATAATGGATCATCAAATTTTTTTTCCTATGCATCTATTCAAGGATATACTTCTGGTGTTGCAGCAGTAGTACCATTATGTTTACAGCCAACAAGTGGAAATGTGGGGATTGGTACAAATGGTCCAAGTGCCCCACTTCATGTATATGGGGCGGGAACAGCAGCATCATATTCAAGTTATCAATTTACTATAGGAAGTAATACAAGTCCAAGAAACATTATTTTTGGAGTAAATGATACCTCAGGTTCTATTCAATCAACTGTAAATTTATTTAATACTCCTGCCGCTGCATGGTTAACTCTGAATCCTCTTGGTGGCAATGTAGGAATTGGAACTGCAAGTCCAGGATATACACTAGATATTCGTGGATCATTACAACTTACTGGTATTGGAATAGTCAATCAATACTCAGATAATATATTTTTTAATGTAACAGCAAATGATTCAACAAATGGCAATGGTGGTACAACAGTATATTCAAATTCAATTAATTTACGTGCGGGAGATTTAACATGGACTGGTAATAGAGTATATGGTGCACAAATCTATATTGGTGGTGGTTACTCTATACAGGGTGCAAATAATCCTGGAGCACTTATATTTTCTACTAATAATACTGCACGGATGACTATTTTAGGTAATGGTAATGTTGGGATTGGAACAGATAGTCCAACAGGAACATTACAACTTACATCAACATATCCACAAACTGGTATATGGCCTGGACCTACTTTAAATTTTCAATTTAATACAGGCGCTGGAGGATATTGGATGGCGGGTGCAATTGTAGGATATGTCGCTGCAAATGCAGGCGGTACAGGTAACTATCCTGGTGGATTGGCATTTCAAACAAAAAATCCTGATAATGTTATTGGGTCTGCTCCAACTACAAAGATGGTAATTGATTCAAATGGTAATGTTGGGATTGGAACAAATAATCCAATTTCACCCGCAAAATTATATGTATATTCAACTGGAAGTCCAACTGGATGGGAGGGGATGGCATATTTTGGAAATGCTACCGCTGGTTTTGTATGTGGATCATATAGTAATGGTGTATTAATTGGTGGACATCTTGCTGCTTTAAATAATTGGGCAAATATTACAATTGGTTCACCTGATACTACTACTACAATTCCTGGAGCATTATCAAAAGGCGGCGGTACATTTGACATTGCACATCCTTTGTATTCTGATCATAAAAAACGTCTTGTTCATAGTTTTATTGAAGGACCACGATGTGATCTTATTTATCGTGGAACTAAACAATTAATCAATGGTACAATTACAATTGATATTAATAAAGAATGTACTTATAATCCTAATGGCGCAATGGATGATGGCACATTTGAGGCATTATGTGCGAATGCAGAATGTTTTTTACAAAATAAGAGCAGTTTTGCACGTGTTATGGGAACAATCTCTGGATGTATTCTAACAATTACATGTGAAAATGCATCTAATGATACGATTGTATGGATGGTGATTGCTGAACGTAAAGATTCATTTATTAAAAAATGGAATCGTACAGATGATAATGGGTTTTTAATAACACAGTATACTGATGAAAATCATCTGGATATGTAATCAAAATTAGTCTGAAGTTGGTAAATTTATTTAATACCTATATTTACATAGCACCGCTATCAAAATATAGTTAATAAAAGTTCTAATAAATTTTTGGCAGGCTTTATTAACAAGTTCTTAACAAGTTCTTAACAAGTTCTTAACAAGTTCTAACAAGTTCTAACAAGTTCCTAGCCCCAACGTCCTCGCCGACGGATCCACATATCCCCTTACTTCCCCCTTCGCATCCCATTTCGGCTGCCAAAACCCAGGAATAATCTCCCGTCCAGGAAAATGAGATTCATACATACAACGATATGCATACGCCTCCTTCGTAGTCGGTGTACAATAGGGGAAATCTGTCGCTGCTCGTTTCACTGCATCATCTGAGATTTTATCCTCAAAGAAATCCTGAAGCATCTCATACCATGATTTGGTATCCGAGACACCATCTGAAAATGCCTCTTTCTTGCGCCATAGAACTCGTTCAGGAAGAAGGGACTTTGATCCATTATGATCTAAGGGGTCAAGGGGGGACGAAGTCCCTCCTTCTTCAAAAGCCTTCCTCAACCACCACTTCTCAATCCCCTTCGTCCTCGGCAATCGCATCCCCCCAGGAATCTCCCAATACGTCCTAATAAATTCAGGATCCAATAAAGGAACACGTCCTTCCAAACCCCATCGGCTAATGCACCGATCAGCCCGTTTCACATCATAGTAATGAATATTCTTCACATACTCCCTCGCTGATTCATCCAATGCCTCACCATTCGGTGCATACCAATTAAACAAATAAGATGAACAGACTTCATCTGGGCCTTCTCCCACCATCACCACTTTGCAGTCCGTGTGCTCTCTGATCCACTTGCATACCATATACTGTCCTACCGAAGCACGGACCGTTGTTGTATCCCATGATTCAATTGTTTTAATCACATCACCAATTGCATCAAATCCTTCCTGTGGCGTGAAAAAGACTTCCGTATGATCCGATCCAATATGTTCTGCTACTTCGCGGGCATAGAGCAAATCTGTTCCGAATCCTGTTGTAAATGTATCTGATCCAATCTGATATGTTCCTGGTTTGATACTGCAACAGAATGTTTTAATCTTTGCCTTAGATTGTTTAGCTCCCAACGCAGCCACCAAACTAGAATCCACACCACCAGACAGAAGATAGGCAAATGGTTTAGATCCATTCAGCCGTTTATGAACTGCATTCGTTACAGCATTCTCAATCAAACGCAAGTGAGTCTCCTCTTTCTGTGGTGAAGGTCTTACATTGTAGACTGTAGAGAAATCATATGAATCTTCTGTGCCATCATTCATGTAGTACATGATGAGTTTACCTGGAGGGAACTCTTTTACAGGCATGTCTTTTGGTGCTCCTTTGACTTCGGATGTGAAGAAGAGATCTACATTTGGACTCGTATTTGCTGAGGTATACAGTGGACGAATCCCAATCTGATCTCTTGCTGCACAAACACGTTCTAGAACATTTTGTCTAAACTCGAGCAAAGTAAAGGCAAATTCCCCGTCAAGTTCTGATACAAACTGTTCAAATGAGGTTTGGTTATGATAGCACTGCATATACATCTGGGGGATCACGAGGCAATCATTTTCGCATTGGAGGCCATATCTGTCACGGAGTTCTTTCCAGTTGTAAATTTCACCGTTACAGACACAGACAATGGTGCGCTCTTCGTCTTCTAGTACGAAGGGTTGGTTTCCATATGCGGATGAATTGATGATTGAAAGGCGACTAAAACCGACAACTGCGGTTGTATTTTCAGCGTTATACGTTTGAAATGATGAGAAGTTGGGACCACGATGCTGTAGTTCTAAAAAGGATTTATAGAGTTCTTCTAATGTATATTTGCCTTGATCGATGAGTGCCCAGATACCACACATCCTTTTATCTATAATAACTTTTAATCATTTAAGCTTTCAACGCTTTAACCGATTTGACAAATTCAGGATGTGTCTCTAACTGTTCCGCATGTGTTAAGGCCGATTCAGTCCAACATTGGTGAACAGCAAAAGATTCGCCTGTCACATATATATTCTGTTTCGGATTCATAATCTTATAGCTCTCTTCTTCTACTGAATAAATATTAGATGGTTTGGACGGCAACCAATAAGTACATCCCATTTTCCAGTAATGACACTTAAAAAAAACAGGATCAGGTATAGTCCGATCAGGAAACAATCGGCGAATCTCCTTCATCACTTCATGTTCGCGCTTATCTAGTTTCATACTCATCCAATGCGTAGCATAAGGTCCTTCTGTGTAAGAAATCATAATAGTTCTGTCATTGATAGGAATAATATACCGAATAGGACTATCCACCACAGTAGATTTCAAATCAGCAAACCAGGGTTTCCAGTTCGTAGCTGGGGTTGAATCAAAAACAGCATAGATCCGTAACAATGGTACCATTTTTAATTTAGATGTAACAGATCGTACTATAGGAATATTTAACAGTTTCACCAATGCATCTCGTTGCACTGCCAGAATACAAAGATTTGCATGTATACTCTTTCGCACATTATTTGAAGTACAATGAACATAGATCAAATGATTGACAGACTCCACCGATTCCACATGGGTATTCTCCAGAATAGTTCCACCCAGCTCTTGGAATTCCTGTTTCATTCCATCAATTATTGCAGATAATCCTTCCTTGCATACATAAAATCCATGATGTGATCCCATTTCTTTTGCAAAAGACTGTAATGCCAGGTCAGCTCTCATGACAGACATTTCTGCATAGTAAGGAAATGCTGTATAGAATTCTCTCGCATTTGGTATGACTTTATCCATGATATCATGCAATGTATGAGTGGCAAGAGTATCGGGTGGGAGTGATCGTAGAGGTTCCAGATAGGATTGGAGATCAAAAAAAGGATTTGGTTCTAATTCGGTAGATAGATAATCTATTTTATCTGGCAAAGGAATGAGAGTCAATCCGTATTTTTTGATATAGGATAAAGTATGTTTATGTTTGGAGGAGATACGTCCTGCACCGTTTTCCCATTTTAAATCACCATTACGATACGTCTGGACACGACCCCCACATGTATATTCGTCTATGATACAACAGATAATGCCTTTTTTTGCTAGTTTAATTCCAGTATGAAGCCCTGCAACGCCACCTCCAACAACGATGGCTTGCATGTTATTGTAGGGAGAGATTTAAATTTATATATCTTACTCATCCATTGCATCTACATCAGCTGCATCCGCAGCACTTACTGCACTTACTGCATCTGCTGCACTTACTGCGCTTACTGCACTTCTTTTCTTATCCTTAAAATTCTTTAATGTCAAACGATACACTATTGCATTTTTATCATGCGGGTCCTGTGAAATATCAATATATGGAACTGTGTATGAATACGATACACTGATCTCCTTAAATGCAGTATTTATAATGGTAAAGAGTTCGCTGATTTCCACCTGCAAGTCTAGTAGGATTTGTTCAGCCGCAACAGCAGGAAGATTCCGAAAAGATTCGTGAATATCGTCTCTATAATTCTGAACGGTATTGACAATATTCACTGCTACCATCAAGAATGCAGCAAATACTTCTTGGACTTCAGCATCGCGTTTCCTTTTCTTTTCATTGATAGCCAGTTTTTGTCCCCATTTCGCTTCATTGAAATCTCCCAGTAAGAACTGGATATTAATCGGATGCGTCGTGGCATTGTCCACATGTGTACGGAATTGGCGTTGAGATGCTTCCTCTACTTCCTCGCATATCCGATGAAATTCATAGAAGTAATCGGCGATAATCGGATCCACTTTGCGTGGGAAGACAACCAGTTGGTATCGTGTGGGAAAGCCACCGCATGGGACATCACCTGGATTACGTGGGAGCTGTCCCTTGCGTTTCATCATTTCGTAATAGTGTGGATTGTGGATTGCACCTGAGGTGACGATCTTTCCTGTTTGCCATGAAAAGGGCGTTTGACATGATACGCAATACATTTGGTCACAATTTTTGACGCAAGTTGTATCAGCAAGTAAGAATCTTTTGTTAGAATCTACTGACCATCCAAAATATTCTCCTTCTCCAATATTTTTTACTGAAATACTTGTACGTAACATGTCTTTATTTGGATTAGAATTAACGCATTTTTTACGTAAAATACGGGTTGGAATTTCAGAGATCTGTCCTGAAATATTAATAACAAAGTGATCATCATAATCTTTCTTTTCACCATCTTTAGAGAAGGCAATTCCTTTTTTTGATTGTCTGTTGATTGTAGTAGCATAACCAAGAGATCGTGCTAAGAAGAATATTTGTTGAGCAAATAGTTCTTTGGATGATGAAATAGTAACTCTACGTCCTTCATTCATCTTAGCTATATGTCCATCTGTGTCAATAATCCCTGCCAGGACTTGAAGACGTGTCTCACGATCATTTACAATATATTCAAGAGGGATTCGTTTAAGACTTCCAACCATTCCATATTGTTTTAAGATATCACAAAGAGGATTCTTTCGCGCCACTTCCACTTTATTTGTATATGGTACATCAGGACGATCGCAAAATCCACTAAGCTTTGTTGCACATCCTTTGCAGGTGGCAGCAGTAGCTCCATGTCCAATTGCTTTTTGTGTGTTGATCTTATTCTCTCGACGACGAAGACGATAGCGATAAATATCATCATGAACTACTTCACACTTATGTGATTCTGCCCAGCCAAGAATATATTCAAGAATTTCAGGATCTGCTTCGGCATTAATGGCAAATGACATTCCATCATTGATTCCATCTCCCAGATAGAGTCCTAGCATATAAGGATCAAGAGGTACATCCTGCTTTGGCCAATCAATTCCTTCACATTTAAACCCACATAGCTGTTTCTTAACATGTTCTGATAGCTCCATATAAGTTTCTACCAGAATTTCAATTACATCTAATGTTTTTAAGGTTGATTTGAATTCCTCCATTTGTTGTAGGACTTCATCTTTTGTTTCGTCAGTAGCGTTCATTTTTTTTGTTTTACCTGTCATTTCATCCATGTCAAACCATTTTATTTTCCATTGTTTATCACTATCAATCCAAGAAATTGTTCGGTCTCCTGAATATTTAAGTAGTAATTTATGCTTTGAATTCACCACATATGTCATTCCATTATTTTGTGTCACCTCATACATCGTGTCTTCTCCTGAGACAAGTCCCAGTACCGTCCGTTTCTTTCCATCGTCACCAATCAGCTCATCACCTGTGTTAATATCTTGGGACATTTTAATAGTACCATCCCACAAGAGAACTGGTGTATTTGGTGCAAAACAGCCGCTTGATTTATTGATGAATTCCCCACAATTAGGGCATGGTTTTGAATCCGACCGAATGAGCTCAGCCGTCTTCAGATCGTCCTCTTTGCATTCGTGAGGCGTATCATGTTCCGCTCCTTTGACGGTGAAACATTTGGAACAGCTGTACCAATCACAGAGTCCGCATTTCCATGCAGTGCTCAAGAATCCATTGCAATCAGATTTCATGCAGCGGCGAATGAATTTTTTAGGTTCTTCTTTTTTCTCCTCCACTTTTTCTTCGTGATCAAATCGTAACTCAAAGAGTTGTTGCT